AGCGGTTTCAGTAAGATTATTGTTTGAACAAAACGATGAGAAAGTAAGACAAGATTTCTTGGATGCGGTTAACCCTATCTTAGACGCAATTAGAAGAGACAGAGGATTATACGATTTCCGTGTAACAGTTTCCTCAGACGTTGCTGACTTAGATAGAAACCAAATGACAGGTAAAATCTATATTAAACCAACTAAATCGTTAGAATTTATTGACATAACCTTCTATATTACACCAACAGGAGCGTCTTTTGACAATATTTAATAATAATTTTTAAACACAAAACAATCCCCACTAATTAGTTTTAGAGGGGATTGTTTTTTTAGGTAAATTAACTATATTTATGTGTAGAGGAGTACTCGTTAATTTAATTAATATTTTACCAATGGTGATAGAACTAAAATGTAAAAGTTGTAACAAATCATTTATAACCAACTTCAAGCATAGAGATAAACAATTTTGTGATAGGTCTTGTTATTTTAACTATGCTAAAGAACACAAATTATTAGGAAAAGAAAAGGATGATTCTGTTAGAGAGAGTAGAAAATGTATCCAATGTGGGAATGAGTTTTCTGAAAGAATTAAACATAAAAAAACAATATGTTCAGATAAGTGTAGAGTATTATGGAATCAAATACCCGTAAATAAAGAAAATAGATTATCAAAATCTAAAAAAACATTACAAGATAACTATGGGTCAAATTCTTTTTTTGACACTAAAGAATTTAAATCTAACTATGGTAACTATTTTAATGATAAATACGGTGTTAATCACCCGATGAAAGTACCAGAATTCGTTTCCAAACTACAAAAAAATATTAGAGGTAAACATTTAATAACATTAATTCCAAGATTAGAAGAAAATAATTTACTTTTAGTCGGAGAATATTCCATAAATAAAAACGGTAACACCTCTAAACCATATGAGTTTAAGTGTTTAAAATGTAACAATATATTTACAAGTACATTATTAGGTTCTGGTAAAGTTCCCATTTGTCGGAAATGTTATCCAATTACTAAAAATTCAAAGTTGGAGGAGGGTATTCGAGATTTTATAAATACTAATAATATACAACACATTGATAATGATAGGACCATCTTAAGTGGTAAAGAAATCGATATATTATTGCCGGATTATGGTATCGGTATTGAAATAAACGGTAATTATTTTCACTCAGAAAATTCGGGAGATAAAGATAAGAGATATCATATTGATAAAACAATTTTATCTAATCAAAAAAATATAAAATTATTACAGATTTTCGAAGATGAGATACTTTTGAAAAAAGATATAGTCCTTTCAAGGATATCAAATATGTTATCTTTAAGTCAAAAAATATATGGTAGGAAATGTGTAATCAAGATTGTCGATAAAAAAACATCATCATTATTTTTGAATGAAAATCATTTACAAGGGAATACTATAGATGTACACAGATTTGGTTTATATTTTAATGACAATTTGGTTTCCCTTATGACATTTGGAAAGAAAAGAAAAGTGTTGGGTAATACGACAAATTTGAATTGTGATTATGAGTTGGTTAGATTTTGTAATAAATTGAACGTTACGGTAGTTGGGGGGTTTAGTAAATTACTAAATTATTTCATTAAAAATCATAATCCGTCAAAAATTGAAACTTATGCCGATATTCGTTGGTCAGGTCTAAATCCCGAATTAACGGTTTACCATAAAAATGGTTTTACGTTCTTACATCAAACACCACCAAATTACTGGTATATTAGTAGAGAACATTATTTAAATAGACACCATAGATTTACATTTAGGAAAGATAAATTAATAAAAGAGGGGTTTGATAAAAATAAAACCGAATGGATAATAATGCAAGAAAAAAATTATGATAGAATATGGGACTGCGGGTCTTTAAAATTTGTGTTAAATCTATAAAACGTTGGTCAGTGAATAATTATTAGGTGTTTTTTTTATATTGAGATATTTATAGGTATGAAAATTAAAAAGGTTTCTTTAAAAGAAGGTATTACAGAAGAGGGAACTCCTGATATGAAATACTACGCCTTTGATTGGGATGACAATATTATGACCATGCCAACTAAAATACTTTTAAAAGATGAAGACGGTGATGAAGTAGGAATGTCTACTGAAGATTTTGCCGAATATAGAATTGATATCGGTAAAACCCCTTTTGAATATGAGGGACACACTATTGTTGGTTTTGGAGAAGAACCTTTTAAATACTTTAGTGTAAAAGGTGATAGACAATTTATTGTTGATTCTTTATTAGGCAAACCAGGACCTGCTTGGAGAGATTTTGTTGAAGCAATTAACAATGGGTCAATTTTTTCTATAGTAACGGCAAGGGGACATACCCCAAGTGTTATTAAAGAGGCGTGTTACAATCTTATTATATCTAACCATATGGGGATTAGTTCAAATGAATTAGTTAAAAATTTGGAAAAATATAGAGATTTAGCTGATGAAGGAGAAATGTCTAAAAAAGACATGATTAGAGAATATCTCGATATGTGTAAGTTTTATCCTGTATCTTATGGTGAAGGTTCTGCAACCAACCCCGAAGAAGGTAAAATCAAGGCTTTAAAAGAATTCGTCCAATTTGTTAGGGAGATGGCCTCAACGATTCACAAGAAAGCCTTCCTTAAAAACAAGATAACTAATAATTTTATACCTACAATAGGATTTTCAGATGATGATATAAGAAATGTAGAAAAAGTTAAATCAGCATTTGAAAAAGAACCAGATAATATAATTAAAACCTATTCAACTGCAGGAGGAATAAAAAAAGCATATTAAATAGGTAATTTATACTAGAAAGATTAAAATAAAAAAAAACAAAGTAAAGAGAAAATTTTTCATCTCGATATATTTATAATAAACTAAACAAACAAAAAAAATAATACAATGGCTGATTTACTAATGAAAATGCCGATTCCTTACGAACCGAAAAGACAAAACAGGTTTATTCTTCGTTTCCCTTCTACTTTGGGAATTAACGAATGGTTCGTTGAATCAACATCAAGACCACATATAACAATTAATCCAGTTGAAATCCCGTTCCTAAATACATCAACGTATGTTGCAGGTCGTTTCACTTGGGGGACAATAAACGTTAAATTCCGTGACCCAATTGGACCTTCAGCGTCACAAGCTCTTATGGAGTGGGTACGTTTATGTGCTGAGTCTGTAACAGGTCGTATGGGATATGCCGCGGGTTATAAGAAAAATATTGACCTTGAGATGTTAGACCCTACAGGAGTTGTTGTGGAAAAATGGATTATGGAGGGAAGTTTTTTATCTGACGTTAACTTTGATTCATTGGCTTATAGCACTGACGCGATTGCGAGTATTACTGCCACAATTCGTATGGACCGTTGTATATTAGTGTATTGATTTTTAACTATTAAAATACATCGATTCATTGACAATATTGTGAAATTCCTATATATTTATTTATATGGGAATTTTTTTTTGTAAAATATGTCAAAAAGAATGTGAGGGGTTAAACTCTTTAAGGTCACATTCTATTCAGAAACATAATATTTCTTCAGAACAAATTTATATTGATTATGTTTTAAATGGTGTTAAACCTACTTGTGAATGTGGGTGTGGAAAAACAACAAAATTTTTGTCGGTAGGAAGAGGATATTCTAAATTTATACAATCTCACCACAATAGAGTTCCTGGTAAAAATAATTTTCATAAAAATCCTAACACACATCAAAAGGCAATTGAAACTCAAAAGAAAAATTGGAAAGAAGGTAAGTATGTTGGTTGGTGGGAAAATAAAACACCTGAAACATTAGAAAAAATTGAGGGAATTAAAGAAAAATTACGTAATGATAAAGAAAGGGGTAAAAAAATATCTAAAAAATTAAAAGGTGTTCCTAAAACTGAGATATCTAAAATAAAAAATTCAAAATCTCAAAAAATAAGATATAAAAATAACCCTAAATTAAAAGAAGATGCGTCCATTAGAAGAATAAAATGGTTAAAATTTAACTTATCTAATAAAAAAAGTAAATTAGAATCCAAATTTGAAACCATTTTAAACCTACTTAATATTAAATACGAATTTCAACACGAGTTTCAAAAAAGATTATTCGACTTTAAAATTAAAGATAAAAATATACTAATAGAAGTTGACGGAGATTTTTATCACTGCAATCCTAATACAAAACATTCGGAAGTTTTGTACGAAACACAATTACTTACAAAAAAAAACGATAATTATAAAAATACCTTATGTCAAAACCACGGAATGATATTACTTCGTTATTGGGAAAAAGATATTAATGAAAGACCTGAGTGGATAATATCCGAACTAAAAAAAGAATTCTATTTATAAAAAACTGACTTGTCCTATTATTTATAATAAAAACAATTCAATATGGAACAAGATTTAATTAAGGCTGGAACCGAAGGGTTTAACTTACCTCACGATATTGTAACCCTACCTTCAGGTGGGATATACTACAAATCTAAAAAGAAATCAATTAAAGTGGGTTATTTAACCGCAAATGACGAAAACGTCTTAATTGGTGCCGCTCAAAACGCAAATACCAACATTATTTTAACGTTACTTAGAAGTAAAATTTACGAAAGTGAATTAAGACCTGAGGAGTTATTAAATGGTGATGTTGAGGCGATTATGATTTATTTAAGAAACACTTCTTTTGGCCCTGAATATGTCATTAATTTGATTGACCCTAAGACAAGTAAACCGTTTAGTGTAACCGTTATTTTAGACGAACTAAATATTAGACAAACACAAAGTAAACCCGATGAAAATGGTTTATTCTTAACGACACTACCTAAAACAGGGTCAACCGTTAAATTAAAACCTTTAACTTATTCTGAAATTTTGGAATTAGGTAAATTAGGTGACCAATATCCTGCAGGTCGAGTTGCTCCAACAGTTACATGGAGATTAAATAAACAAATTCAGGAGGTTGATGGAATTACAGACAAAGGACAAATCGCAGTATTCATTGAGTCCCTACCAATTATGGATTCTAAATTCATCCGTAACTTCATGAGAGATAACGAACCGTCATTAGACCTAAGAAAAACAACAAACGCCCCATCAGGAGAACTGGTATCTTTCGAGATAACCTTTGGGGTGGAGTTCTTTCGGCCTTTCTTCTAACTACCGACAATACCTCATCGAGGAATATTATCTAATGGCGAAATTTCTTAGAACATCATATTCCGATTTTTATCGTATGCCAACATACGAAAGAAAATTCCTTATCGAAAAAATCATTGAACATAACACACCCAAAATTTAACATAAAAAATGGGTGTGTTATGTATTTATAGTAAAACAATTTAAATGGCGGATAGTGGTAGTACAATAGGCGATATTAAAAATTACACCAAAAGTTTAATGGACGAACTTAAAACTGCGTTCCTTACTAACTTTGACGTTGACGAAATAAAAAAGAAACTTGCTGAGGTTGAAGGAGGGGCTACTGACGTAGCAAAAGTTTTTGGTCAGGGTCGTGAACAGATAACTGCGATTAAAGCGGCTATGGCTGAAGCCGTTACAAGTGTTACTCTTTTGGGTGGAAAGTTTAGTGATATTGTTGAGATACAAAAAGATATCAGTAAAGTTTTAGGTACAAACTTAATTTTAAATTCACAATCTTACGAAAAACTTTATGCTACCGCTCAAGTAACCGACCAAAGTGCCGCATTACTAACTAAAGGTTTTAAAGATGCGGGATTTTCCGTATACGCTATTGGTGACCAAATGACAAAGGTTATGAATACCGCAAGGTCAATTGGGGTTAATGGTCAACAGGTTTCCAAACAAGTTGTTGAAAACATGGCGTCAATGAATCAATACAACTTCCAAGGAGGTGTTGAGGGAATGGCAAAAATGGCGGCACAAGCGGTTAATTTAAGGGTTGACATGAAATCTACTCTTGATTTGGCAAACAAAATGTTTGACCCTGAACAAGCTATTAATATGTCTGCGGCGATGCAAAGATTAGGTGTCGCTCAAGGAGATTTATTGGACCCGTTAAAAATGATGGATTTAGCTCAAAATGACCCTGCCGAACTTCAAAATCAAATTGCGGAAATGTCAAAATCATTTACAAAATTGAAAGATGACGGAACAGGGTTTGAAATTTTACCAGGTGAAAAAAAAAGGATGATGGAAATCTCCAAAGAACTTTACGGTAATACCGACCAATTAGGAAAAATGGCGTTGGCCGCGGCAGACTTAGATTTGAAAATGAGTAAAATTCAATTTTCGGATAAAATAACTGATGAAAGTACTCAAAAGTTAATCGCTAATATGGCGGAAATGGGTAAGGGTGGAGAATATAAGGTAACCTATACCGATGAAGAAGGAGATGTTCAAACTAAAAACGTCACTGAACTTAATGAAAATGATGTTAAAGCGATTACTGAGGCGTCCCAAAAAGCCCCAAAAACAATGGAGGAATTGGCAAAAGACCAATTAACCACTCAACAAAAAATGCAAGCGGACATATACTCAATCGCCCATAGAACAGGACTTGGTTTGGCGGGTACTAAATCAGTAACAATGGCAGAAAATGCCTCAAGGGAAGTCTCAGGGGTACTACCAAAAATGGCCTCAGGTAAAAACCTATCTATTAAAGGTATTAGGGAAAATCTTGGTGGAGGTTTAGATAATTTTATTAAAGCCGTTGGTGATGGAAAAGGGATGGAAGGTTTAATGAGTGCGGCATCAGGAACCGCAACATACTTAGAAACCACTCTTCATGAGGCATGGGTAAATACAAAAACAGCTATCGATGATTTGGCCAAATCCACTAATCCAATCATCCAAATGGGGGGAGATATTGTTAAAAAAACGGGAGGTGCGGTTGCGGAACATGAAAAAATAACTGAAGTTAAAGATTTTATTAAATTTCCTGGAGAAAAAGTTAAACCGTTGGACATTGATACTATTTTTGGTATGACCAAAGGGAAAGAGGCCATTGAAAACATGAATTCAAATAATAATAATTCTGTTGTTAGTTCTTCAAACATTAAAATGGAAGACGTTAATGTTAATTTAAATATCAACATAACAGGTACAGATAAAATGAACTCTGAAGATTTAAAAATTCTTTTTGAAACTAATCAAACTTTAAAACAGTCGATAGTTGCCACCGTCCAAAGTGCGTTAAGTGACGCTAATGGGTCAAACGGTTCAAACCCAATTGAGGCAAGAAAACAGATGACTAAAATGGCGAATCTCGCATAAAAATAGATATAAACTCTATTTATAGAAAAACATAATACATGACAGGGAGTACTTTATCTTTTGTATCGACATCGAGTTTTAGAAACAGTTTGATGGCCAAAAATTTGGCAAAATATACCGTGCCAGGTGTTTATTCACCACCATCAGGGTCATTGAATTATGAAATCACTCAAACTGTCTCAAATGTTATTGATTCTCCCGACACATTAATTAGTCAAGACCCTTATGCTCAACAACTATATCCATTAAATGAGTATGGACCAAATGGTGGTTATAATTTAAATATAACATATAATAATCCACCACTACCTGTTAATTCAAATCAAGGGGAATATAGTCCGACAGATACTGTTTTAGATTTAGTTAATGAGTTTTTTATTGATGCGGCATTTATTGAAAACATTTACGGACCTGAAGGAGGGTTTAAAGATATGGTTGTTATTGACAGTATTCAAAATAACAACAGACTTTATTTACCTTATTCACAATTTACCTCATCATTTTATACTCCATTTGAAATACTAACTTCAGTAAGTCCTGTTGGTAGTAATGGTCCACTATCTCAAGATTCATATTTAGCCAAAATAGGTGCTCAAAGTTTAAAATATGCTTTTGAAGAAAGAGTGGCACTTGAAATTTATCAACATACAGTTGGTGCGGTTAACTTACAAGCGTTACAAGACCCTTTTGAAATTAGTTTATTACTTTCAGGACAACAACCTTTAATTTATAAAAATTGGAGAATTACCGTACCTGAAAACCCAATATTGGCTGCGGTTGATTTGGCGACAAGATTAGCGGGAGCTTATTGGCCTGTTTCACCAATTCCTGGTGATTACTTTAATGAGAACGAACTTAATGGTGGTCAATCAATGCAAACATCGACTGCATTAAACGTAGTTAATCAATTAACGGGTGGATTTTTAGGACCAATTTTAAATAAGACAAGAAACCCTTCACAAATATTTTTAGCCAATACAGGTAATGGACAAAGGTCAGCATTATTTGCAAACATTAATTATAATAGATATCAACCGGGTTATGATAAGAGTTATGGTGGTTTATTGGGTGTTGGACAAGCGATTGTTAATTTAGTTGTTAATTTAATTAACCCTAATAATGGTACTCTTATTGGTGGTTATTATGTTGGTAGTAAAAACGCGGAACCCTCAACAATTACGTCACCTCCTAATCAAGTACCTGTCGACCCATTTGGTAAACAAGTACAAACACCCGTTTATGGTCCATCTGAATTAGGTATTCTTTATGAAGGTAATGAAACTAAATTAAATTTTGGTTTAGGAGGTAAATCGTCAAGTGACGGAGGGGGTATTGACGGACAATTTGTTTGGGTATCGCCTAAATACAAGGGTAATGCGGGATTCCATGCAACTCCTGGAGGAGGTTCGGGAAGTATGGACCAAGAGTTTAATCAAATTAGCTCAGGTTACCAAAAAGGCGAGTCCACAAATATCACATTTAAAGAGTCATCGATACTTGACCAAACACAGAGAATTATTGATTCTGCCGATAATGTTACAGGTATTAGCCGTTTAAAACATGTTGGTAACGCCATGAACCAAGTTAGTAAAGTATTCCATGACGGATATAAAGAAATAACTAAAGGTTCCCAAGTAGTTTCATATACTGATAACACAACAGGGGGTGAGGTTGGTATTGAGTATTGTCGAGTATTTACCAAAGATACCCCATATTATACCTATAATGATTTACAAAAAACCGATGGTATCACTACGTCAGGAAGAAGGTTTACGAACTCCGTTTTTGATAATACATTCAACCTAAACATTGCCCCGTTAAAAAATCCTGGGTCGACAAACATTATGCCTGACGATAAAAACGGAAGAGGTGGATATGCCAAAAAATACATGTTTTCAATTGAGAACTTGGCTTGGAGAACATCAAGTAGACCAGGGTTTACTTATGATGAATTACCTGTTTGTGAAAAAGGTCCAAATGGGGGTAGAGTTATGTGGTTTCCACCATATGACATTAAATTTAATGAATCGAGTACACCTTCTTTCCAAGGAACCGACTTCTTAGGAAGACCTGAACCAATTTATACTTATAAAAGTACTTCAAGAACGGGAACGTTATCTTGGAAGATGATTGTTGACCACCCATCAGTAATGAACATTGTTGCTGAAAAACAATTAAAAGGTCAAAACAAAGAAAAAC